TGCCGCCCGATCTCGATATCCATATCATCATGGACAATTACGCCACCCACAAGACCGCACTGGTCAGGGCATGGCTGGCACGGCGCCCGCATTATCACGTCCATTTTACGCCGACATCAGCATCATGTTTGAAATTCGATCAGCTGAGACACGCGCGTGAGTGCTGGTTGCTTGATCCCGGGAGGCGAGCGTTTCAACGCATCCGCGACGATCTCGACGCTGACGATCGTTTCCGTGGTCACCAGCCCTTCGCCGCGAGTACGCTTGAGAACGCCCAAGATGTATCCGCGGAGCCGCTTCGCGGTTTCTATCGCGCCCCGACGTTCGATTTTCCGGAGTGCGATCAGTACCATTCCGCTGGTGACCTGGCTGACAGGCAGCTTCCCGAATTCGGGATAGATGTCTTTCTCGATCCGCGATCGTGCCCTGAAAGCGTTGGCGGCCGACCACCAAGGCTCGTTCTCCGTACGCCATTCTTCCGCTTTGGCACGAAAACTGGCGTCCGCTTCGACCACGACCTACGCCTTGCGTCGGGCAAATACCACCGCAGGGTCGATGCCTTGGCGAAAGAGTTCGCGTGGCTCTTTTCGCCTTTCACGCGCTTCGGGAAGCCCGACCTCCGGGAACAGCCCGAAGTCAGAAGCTTCTCGCGATCGGCAAACTGATATCTGAACCGCCACGGCTTCGCGCCGGCCGTCGTGACATAGAGATAGAGACCGGCAGAATCGGTCAGCTCGTAATTCCAGCCGGTGGCGGCAGCGTTTTTCGCTTCAGCGTATGTAAGAACCACCGATACCCCACGACTTGTGAGATACCCCGAGACATCCTGAGATATTATGGATGAAGAGCGGCTTACAAATCCCTCATTTACAAGGATTTATATACCATATGATGCTCATGAAATCATGTGTTGGTGGGCCCGGCACCTACCGAATATCGAGCTGAAACCCGCAGAAATACGTTATTTTGCGCCTTGGGATTTGCCAAAATGCCCCCAAGGATGCCCCCACATGAAAAGGGGAATTTGCGGCCATTCCCGGGCTTGATCTGCACATCTGGCACCAAAGAAAAGGGGCGGTCAACCCGCCCCTGCCCCGCAACCGTGCTGATTATTCATGCCGCTTCACTGAGGATTTGCGCCCATAGCCTCGTTAAGAAATTCATCGACCGTCTCGCTGACCATCACAGGATCGCTGACACCATACCTGCTCCCAGCCACGTTAATAAGTATGTCGTCATCAGCACCGTCGACATATTGAAGCGCGACCATAGCGGCTCTGGCGCTGGACCGATATGCGTCGCGATCTGAGAACGTCGCCAAGCTGGTCGCCTCGGCCAAGCCATGGCGGGTCCGGTCGTCATTCAACAGCGCCAGCGCCACGCGTTCCACAATGTGCGTCATGGAATAACCTCCCCTGCCAGCGCATTCCGCGCATCCTCGATCGCCAGCAGCGGCGATAGGCCACGCCCGACGATCTCCCATTCACGATCATTGATTGAGCCGCTGGCCTTCGACACGCGCCATTCTCTGGCCAGGTCGTCATCATCGGCATAGACCGTCCGGTGATAGGCCAGTTCCAGCGACGGCTGGCTGGCCAGCCAGTCCCACGCCGCGCGCGGATTGACGGGCGCCTTCGCGCGAGCGACGTAGAGGTCCAGCCACTCCTGCAATCGCTGGAGGTTGTGGATCAGCCCGTGCATGCCCGGATCGCGCTTGCGCACGATCTCCAGCGCCCCCTCAATGACGCTGTTCAGCCCATTGTCGAGCACCGGCATGCCGTCGATGGCGGGCGGCTGGGGCTGCTGCTGGCGCGCGGCCAGCAGCAGCGGGAGCGCCTGCTCCCATACGCGGTCGAATGAGACGTTCCGGTGAAACCCGGCCGCCTCCTTCGCCCGGTCGAGCCAATCTCGGCGCTTTGCGGCGCTATCTTTCAACTCTACCATTTGGCGTTCCGCCGCGCCTGCCCTGCGATCAGCGTCGTCGCGTTCCGCACGGATTGTCGCCGGATCGATGTCGCGGAATTGCGCTATCCAGTAAGCGACCCGCCACATGGCCTCTGCGCCCCTGTAATAGCGATCGACGTCCGGCATGTTGACAGAGCAGAAGCGGACGATGCTATCGACATCATCCAGCATGCGCAGGGCGTCGTCGCCATCCTTTACCGGCTCGGTGTGGAATCTATAAGTCGATTGCGCGTCGGTCATGCCTCCCCCGCTTCCCAGCGATAGTCCATTGGCGCCGCGATGAAATCGGACACGTCGCTTTCGTACCAGGCGACGCTGCGCAGCCCGAGGCGCACCCGTTTGGGGAATGTCCCGGCCATCTCACGGCGGTATATCGAGGCACGGGACAGGCCCGTGCGCTCGCAAACTCTCTCGATCCGCAGCAGGCTGTCCTGCCGCCTGTCGCGCCCGGCGCTGTGCTGCTCGATCATGATTTGTTCTCCATTGAAATCTGGACAAGGGTCGGACGGCCGGAGGCCTCTTTCCCGATGATGATATTGCGGATGGCCACGCCGAACGCCGTCAGCCGGACGAACCCGCGCTGGCCGTTCTCGAAAGGTCGATAGGGCTCGCCTTGGACGATGCCCCGCTTGACCAGCGCCATGGCGGTTTGAAGCCCGGAACCGCGCGACTGGACGGCATAAATCCAATCTGGGCCACTGATCCACAGTCGACGAATCAGGGCGACCTGCGCGGCGGACAAGGACGAGACGACCTGATCGATCGCCACCGCGCCGACGGACGCGCCCAGGCGGAACGCTTCGCGCTCCTTCCACTGATCCTCGGCCGGATACAGGTAGCAGGCGATATTCGCCGCGCCGAAGGCGGCGGGTTCGCTGCCCCGCGCGCTGCAATCGCAATCCGTGGGATGGGCGGCGCGGAATGTTCCGCAGTCGGTGTCGTGGGTGATCTGCGTCATGCCGCGCTTCCATCGCCGAATGACTGATCGACGTCCGACTGCATCGCGCCCAAAGCGTCATCGACCAGCGCCTTGATGACCATGCGCAACTCGGCGTTGAGATAGGTCATGGCCTCTTTGTGTCCGTCCACTGCGCTACCGTAGGACGTGCCGATCTCGAACTTGTCGATCGGAATGTCGTGCATCCATTTCAGCGCCTTGATGGCGCCCTCGCCCTTCCAAAGCCGATGCCGGATGGCGCGGGCGGTGGTCTCCGCTTGTTCGATCTGCATGACCATCAGTCCGCCTTCCCGATCATCTTGTTGTGAGCCGCGACCAGCACGCTGATCGCCATCATCGCCGTGGGATCGTCGCCGAAACTAACCAGCACCGTGCGATCGGCCGGGTTGTCATCCGCCAGCGCGACGATGTGCAGGCCTTTCGCGTCCCAGACCTCGCCCTCTTTCGGGTGCTCGTGCCGGTTGCTTTCCGCCCAGCGCTTGCCATAATTGGCGACCGTGCGGGCGAGCGCTGCATCGAACGGATCCGGCGCGTCGAGCGGGACGCCATGTTCCGCGCAAAATTTGCACAGCCCCGGGTTGCCCGCGCAGTAAGCATAGACGCCGGTCGGCCCCTTGGTCGCGTGGCGCGCGCCGAAACGCGGGGTGCGGATGATCTCGAATTCATTGACGCCTGAGCCGAATTTCATGCTGCTGCCCTCCCGTCTGTTTCGGAGAGGATGTGCGCGGCTAGGCGCTTGATCCTGCTGTCGTCGGTGAAGCGCTCTTCCGCCTCTACGCCCGGTTCGGTAATCCCCCGGCTCTGATCAGTCTTTACGCCCAGCGTCTCCAGCAGGACCGGATCGCTGCCGCCATTCGTATGAAGATAGTGCGCCGTGACCTGCTCACGCTGCCCCGGGCGGCGCAGACGGCCGATGATCTGATAATGGACCTGTGGCGACCAATCGAGCTCGCCAAAAACGACGTCCTGACAGTGGTGCTGGAGCCCGTCCAAGCCCACGCCCGATCGCAGCGAGATCATCATCACGCGGCTTTCACCCGTGGTGAAGGCCTCGACGCTTCTGCCCTTTCCAGACGACGTTTCTGACCCGGTGTAGAGGACCGGGGAAAACTCCGCGAGCTCGCGCTCCCAGATCGAATAAACTTCGCGATGCCATCCAGCCAGCAGGACGCGCGGTGCGTCTTTCAGCAACAGCCGCACATATGCGGCTACGGATCGAGCCTTCGCAACGCCGGTTAGCTGTCGCATCTTCAGGTCCAATTCCCGCGCGGCGCGCCCGGCCTCGACAAAGCTACCCGTCAACACCGTTTGGGCGAGCATTCGGGTCAGGGCCATCTCATCGTCGGCAGCCGACTGGTCGAAATCGACCTCCCAGTCGATGATGTTCGCCGGCGGCATGGCGGCTGAAACCGTTGCATCATCCTCCCGGCGCCGCAGGAAATAACCGGTGTCCCGCAGATAGGAGCCAAGCCCATCCGGGTTTTTAACCACCCGATCGCCCACCCATTCGCGGGTGAACTCGTCCCAGCGGCCGAGCAGTCCCGGCTGGATGAAGTCCATCACATGGAAAATTTCATCGCCGTAGTTGTATATCGGCGTCGCGGTCAGACCGAGCCGAAGCTCCGAACGCATGGACATGACGCGGCACGCGCTACCCTTGTTCGTCCCGTGCCCGTGCCGAAGCTCCTGCACTTCGTCATAAATGGCGGTGCGGAAGACACCTTCATCGATGACGTTCACCCAACCGGCGACGTTGGAATATCGGAAAATGTAGATGTCGGCTGGCGGCAAGCTGTAGGGCTTGGTCCCCTTAATGACATGGGCGCGCAGAGTGGTGAATTCTTCGATGCGCGCCGCCCACTGGTCCGCTAGATGCGCCTGAACAACGACAGCGGCGGGCAACGGCGCCCCCATCGCGCAAGCGGCAATGGCTGAAATCGTTTTGCCTAATCCGACGTCATCACCCAGCAGCAGGCCGGGGTTACCTAGCGCGACCTGCGCCGCCTGGCTTTGGTAGAGATAGGGCGCATAGCCCGGCCGGAATCCCAACGTGGCTGGCGGCGTCCAGTTTGGCAGCAGGATCCGCTCGCGCTCCGCAATGCGGGCGGACAGCCGGTCCACGCCCTCCTGAATAGCCGCATGCTCATCATGGTGGAGCGGATATCGCTGCATGAACCAATGGAGATCGGCTCGCGCCTCATCCGTGTCCGACAAACGAATGCTGGTGGCGGTGATGGGCACTTTGGGGAACATGCGCTTGAACGCAATGGCGACATGCGGCTCCAGCCGGACGATCGCCCACGCCTTTTGGTCGCGCTCCAGCGTAAGATTGCCGTAAGTCTTCAAAGCGACGCCCTCCCGATGGAGACATGAAATAGCGGCTTCCCGTTGATAGCGGCGGGCAGGCCGATGGCGGTGCCAGTGACAAGGATTATCGCGGTAATGACCTCCAACTGGGCGTAGCGCTCGAGCTGGCGGTAGATCGCGCGGCGCGGATAGCGCGCCTTTGCCTCGATCCCGATCCCGCCAGCAGCGAGGAAGTCGATGCGATCAGAAGCGCTCAGCCGAACCTCTCGTTCGAATTCTATCCCGGCGCGTTCCAGCGCCCGCTGCATAGCGACCTGAAGCGCGTCTTCGCTTCCCACCGGCAGGCGAGAGCGGCGCAGCGTGGCGGTAACGGTCGCGGCATCGTTCACCATGCCAACTCGCCCCTCCGGTCCTTCTCCTGGCGACCAATGCGGCGCAGAAATTCGATGAAGCTCTCGCTCGTGTCGGCATCGAGATAGCGCTGATATCGCTTCTGGCTGCGCGTCAGCTTCGGGGGTTCCGGGCTACGCTCTGCCATCCACGCCTTGCCAGCGTCGGTGACATGGAAAATCCAATCGCCGCCACTCAATGCATTCCCGGCGCGGCGGTTCATCAGCCGCCGTTCGACGGCAGCCATGCAGATCGGATAGTCGACAGAGCCCTCGCCCGTGACGAAGTGATTGCGGTATTGGTCTCCGCGTCCATATTCATCGACGCCCAGCGAATGCTGGAGGGTATGCAGGATTTGCGCGTCCATCAGGCCATCTCCCCGCAGCCGCGCCCGATCCGCTCGCCGTTGACGCCGCCGGTGAAGTCGCGCCAGTGGACCCAGCCTTTCGGGCAGGCGAAGCCCCATTCCCGAACCTTCGGCCCGGTCATGAAGAGGGAAATGCACGGCTCACCGTCGATCAGCTCAAGGCGGTGCAGCGCCCCCGCCTCGCGGGTCACGACGTCGCCCGGCCCGCGGATGAACTCGCCGTCGGGCGTGATCTCGCGATAGCGCCCGGCGATCACATAGGAGGTGTTCGCCCAAGGGTGGTCGTGCAACGCGCGGTCATCGTCATCGCGCAGGATCTTGTGCAAATAGACGTTCATCTGTTCGTTGCGCGGGACGACCCACCAACGAAGCATGTATGGCGCGTCGGGATCATCGCCGATGATGAAATCCGGCTGACGCGTCATTGCGGACAGCGCCCAGGCCGCCATCTCGGCTGGGGTGGCGTAGGAGATGTTCACTTCTCGTCCTCTTCCAATGGGCACGGCACGAGGCCCGCCAGGTCGCTGGAGCAGACGGCGCAATCGCACTCGTCGCTCGCGGGGGATCGTTTGGCGGGCCGACCGGCCTCGACGGCCGACCCGCTGGGGAGGTTTGACGACCGGGAAGGGGAATGGTCGTCCGAGGCTCCCGCCCGGTGCGCGCCAAGGGGGCCAGCGCGCAGATCGGACAGTGGGGGTTTGTTGAGCAGGCGAAGGTGGCGCTCGGTGGCGTGGGACGCCCGGGCCGCGATGCCTGCGAGAAGAATGGAGGGGTGCTCGATCACTGGGTGACGCCGGTCACGCTGGCGATGAGGCCGCAGACGGCGGCCATCAGCTTGAACGAGCCCAGCCACAGCGCAGCGCCGGTCAGGCAGCAGGCGCCCCAGACAGCCGGGTGCATCGTGAAGCGAACGGGGTCCGGTTCAAAGCGCATCAGCGTGGCTCCATCAGCAGGGCGGCCACGATCTTGTCGCGATAATCCGCGAGATCGTTGACGATCATCCCGGCGCAGATCAGGCCCAGCCACGAAATCGCGGCGCCGACGAGCGGATAAAGGGCGGCGCTCACGACACCACCGCCAGACGCGGACGCGCATCGCGCGGGAAAGGGATGACGTCAGCGGATGCCCCCTGCCCGGCCAACTGCTCGGCGGCGATCAACATGCGGCTGGCGCCGTGGATCAGCATCCGCCGCGCCTCGGCCGGATCGCTCTGCATCAGGGCGTGGGCCACCTGCGCCGAATGGCTGCCGATGTTGACGAAGTCGACGGTGCGATAGTCGGTGCGGTCGGGATCGCGCTGGAATGCGCCCGCTTGGCTCAGTGCCTCAGCGAACGCCGATCCGACGGAATAGCTGGTCTGGGACATGGTGATCTCCCCACCTGCTGGCCGACCGGCTGGATGCGCGGCGGCTCAGGTGATGGAGATATAAACACCATATCGGTGTCAGTGTGTCAACACCATTTTGGTGCTTCAATCATCAGGCGGTATGAAATCCGGGTAAAACCCGCTGTCATCGACGGTCACTGATTCGGGCGGCCGGTCAGGCAGCGTGGGCTCTTCACCGTCCAAGCCGACCCGAATAACCGCACCCCATTCGGCCCGGTCCTGAAAAATGCATGAAGTTATCCGCCCGCGCGAAAGATAGCTGCGAATCAGTTGGGCTTGGACGGCCTTCACATAGCCGATCTGAACGCCGCGGGCGCTGAACACGGCGATCGCCTGCGGATCGACAGGGTTCTTTGGCTCGGGCACCATATGGGCCTCCTCTCCGCGCTCACACAGCAGGATCTCGAAGCGCCGGTTCGATTTATCTTTGTTCGGATGGTCGGCGCCAACGATGGCAAGAGAAAGTTGTCTCACTCGCGTGACCCCCTCAATTTTGGTTCGGAGCGACATAAGGCCGGGTCCAACAAGAAGAATGTGACTTTCCCGCGTAATCGAACATGATCCTACCGCTTGGTTCCGCCAGCACGGATATTTGCCGCTTCCGCACCGCACCACTTTCTTGGTTAAGCCTGGAGAGGTATCCGCACGCAACCCACCCGTACGCCCGACCGCCTACAACATCTTTCATAGAGCCCCATTGGAAACCTTGAAGCCATGAAACTTCGGATCCATTCGGATCTTTCAGTGAAGCTATGATAGCTCGAGACGCGCGATTTCCGAGTTCGACCCAATCTGGATGATCAGCAGGCTCCGACGGGAGCGCTACAACTTTGCCAGCGGCGAGTGACGGCGCAGATAAAAAGAAGGCTGAGATTACGAACGCCATGAGTGTCACTGGCTTTCGCATGACGAACGACCTCTCCATTAATGTCGCCTACCAGACCAAACCACACGGCCAATGATCCGCACATCCTCGATCGAGACGATGCGGTTCGGGATCGTCGGGTTATCTGAAATGATTTCTACCTTGCCCCGGTCGGCCGGACCCAAGCGCTTCACAGCGCCGCCGCCGTTCAGGCTGATCGCCCATATGCGATCCCACTTGTTCAGTTGGGTCTGCATCGTGTCGACGACGATCATGTCGCTATCCATCAGGGTCGGCTGCATGCTGTCGCCCACGCCCTCCGCAACGAACAGCCGGTGCGACGGCGACTGACTGACGACGCGCAGGAGGTTGGCGTCAAAATCGATCCAGCCCTCTTCCACGATGTCATCGAGGTTCGATCCGTCACCCATCGCGAAGCCCAGGTTGATACGCTTAAGTGCAACTGCGCCGTCACCATCTGATGCTCCGCGCGTCACCGGCAGCTCAGGCGTCGGGTCGAGGGTGCGCCCACCTTCCAGAGGCGTGATGATGTCGGCGGCCGTAACGCCTAGCGCTCTGGCTGCCTTTTCAATCCATTCTGGCTTGAGGCTGCGCTGACCTTTTTCGAGCCTCTCGACCTGCTGGGGCGACGTCCCCATTCGCTGAGCAAGCTGCGGCCGGTTCCAACCGCGATCTTCGCGTAGCCTGGCAATGTTGTTCACGATGGTCATGCCCTCTTCTGCACCATTTTGGTGCGACGCGCCCACATACCAAAATGGTGTTGACTTTTCGGTGTCGTTGACACCATATTGGTGTTGTAAGGAGTTCATCGCATGACACTCAAAGAGTGGCTGGCTGCAAAACGCATGTCCGTTTCGCAGTTTGCCGAAAGGATTGAAAGAAGTCCGCAGGCTGTTCGACGCTATGTCAATGGCGATCGCATCCCTGACCGCGACACCATGCCGCTGATCGTCCAAGCGACACGCGGCAAGGTAATGCCGAACGATTTCTTCCGTGTGAGCGCCAAGGCCCAGAAGGATGCTGCCTGATGTCTGCGTGCTGTGATCATGGAACCTCTCTACGCGCAGGCGCGCCCAAAGTGCTGGGCAATGCGCCCCGCCTCACCCAGAGTTCTTACCGGCAGGCGGTCAGCGAGACCGTCACAAACCTCGCCGCAGCCAACGGCGCGCTGAGCGATGGTGACTTCGCCGAACTGATCGGCACCTCGAAATCGACGGTCGGCAACGCCCGGAACCGGGAAGGTGACCTGTCGGCGCGCGGCCTGCTGGGCGTTGGCAAGGCGTTCGGCCCGGAGGCGCTCAACACCATCCTCGCCCTGATCGGCGCGAAGGCGGTGCCGGTCGAAAGCGTCTGCTGCTCGAACGTCGCCCATGTGCCGGTCGAGATTGCCCAGGCGCTGCCGATGCTGATCACCCTGCTGGGCGACAATGATTGCAACGATAGCGACGTCCGCCAGCTCGATCGGGCGGGCGTGATCGACGTGATGATCAAGACGGCGAACCTGCTGATGCGTCGAAGGGATGAAGTGCGGCTGCGCGACGCGGCCTGATGTGAACCGAGAGGCCGCGACCGGCCGGGAGAATGAACATGGAAAGCGCGAACAGCGCGGCGCTGGCGATGGCCGGTTCCGCGAACGATGAACTGCACCCTGATTACCGGACGTTCCTGGAGGCGAAAATCCCCCTCGCCCTTCCGGCTGGCTTCCCGTGCGAGCTGGACGAAATCCCGACGCACCTCGCCGACGGCCGGCCGATGAAGGACCACGTCCGGCATATCGTGCGCTGGGCGGTCGAAGGCGGGCGCCGCGCTCTGTTCGAGAGCTTCGGCCTGCACAAGACGATGCAGCAACTGCTGATCGGCAGCCTGATCTGCGCCAAGGCCAACTGCTGGGGCATCATCGTCCTCCCCCTCAACGTCCGTCGCGAATTCATCCGCGACGCCGCGCTGCTCGACATCCCTGTCGCCTTCGCCCAGTCCGATGCTGAGATCGATGCCATCCTGAGCGCAGCGGCCCTGCGCTGCCAGCCGCGCGGGCGGCCGATCATCATCACCAATTACGAAAGCATCCGCGAGGGCAAGATCGCCGTCAGCCGCTTCGGCTGGGCCAGCCTGGACGAAGCGGACGTGCTGCGCTCGTTCGGGTCGAAGACCTATCAGGAGTTCCTGCCCCTGTTCGAGCAGGTGCCCTATCGGCACGTCGCGACCGCGACCCCGGCGCCCAACCGCTACAAGGAAATGATCCACTACGCCGGGTTCCTTGGCATCATGGACACCGGGCAGGCCCTGACCCGCTTCTTCCAGCGCAACAGCGAGAAGGCGGGCGACCTGACCCTGTATCCGCACAAGGTCGATGAATTCTGGCTGTGGGTGAATAGCTGGGCCGTCTGCATCCAGTCGCCTGCCGATCTGGGCTTCTCCGACGAAGGCTATGCCCTGCCCCCGATCGATGTCCGCTGGCACAGCGTCCAGACCGACATCACCACGGACGCCGTCGACAAGTTCGGCCAAGGCCAGTTGATGCGCGACAGCGCGCTGGGCGTCGTGGAAGCGAGCCGCGAAAAGCGCCGCACTCTCGACCAGCGCATCGACCACGCCCGGCAGATCGTGGAGCGCGATCCGGGTGACCACTTCATCATTTGGCACGACCTGGAAGACGAGCGTCGCGCCATCGAAAAGGCCTTGCCTGATTCTGAAGCCGTGTTCGGCAGCCAGAAGCTGGACGTCCGCGAGGATATCGTCGGCCGGTTCGCGGATGGCGATCTGGGCATCATCGCCGCCAAGCCCATCATGCTCGGCGGCGGCGTCAACCTCCAGCGCCATTGCCACCGCGCCATCTTCGCCGGTGTCGGGTTCAAGTTCCGCGATTTCATCCAGGCGATCCACCGCATCCAGCGGTTCGGTCAGCAGCATCCGGTCATCATCGACATCATCCATGCCGAGACGGAAACCGAGGTCGTCCGCGAGTTGCAGGCGAAGTGGGACCGGGACAACGAGTTCCGCGCGACCATGTCGGAGCTGATCCGCAAATATGGCCTGAACCACGCCGTCGCCGCCGAGAATGTGAAGCGCTCCATCGGCTGCACCCGGCAGGAAGCGACCGGCGAGGGCTGGCGCCTGGCGCACAATGATTGCGTGGACGAGGCTCAGCGGCTGGATGAAGCATCGATCGACCTGATCGTGACGTCGATCCCCTTCTCCAATCACTATGAATATACGCCGAGCTACAACGATTTCGGCCACACGGACGACGACGCGCATTTCTTCGCGCAGATGGACTTCCTGACGCCCGCGCTGTTCCGCGCCCTGGCACCCGGCCGGCTGGCCTGCATCCATGTGAAGGACAGGATCCTGTTCGGTTCCGTCACCGGCGAGGGCGTGCCGACGGTCAACCCGTTCCATGCCAAGTGCATCGAACATTATATGCGCCACGGCTTCCAGTTCATGGGCATGATCACCGTCGTCACCGACGTCGTGCGCGAGAACAACCAGACCTATCGCCTGTCGTACAGCGAGATGCTGAAGGACGGGACGAAAATGGGCGTCGGCAGTCCAGAATATGTGCTGCTGATGCGCAAGCCCCAGACCGACCGCACCCGCGGCTATGCCGATCGCCCGGTCACCAAGGACGCAGCGGATTACAGCCTGGCGCGCTGGCAGGTCGATGCGCACGCCTTCTGGCGGTCGAGCGGCGAGCGCCCGCTGACCATTCCCGAGCTTTGGGAAGTCGAGGAGCGCTTCGCCAGCATGCAGACCGGTCGTCTGGCCAAGCGCTTCCGTGAGGAGACGCGCGACCTGATCTACAGCTTCGACGCCCATATCCGCGTCGGCGAGACGATCGAGGCGCGGGGCAACAACGACACGGGCGGCAAGCTGCCCCGCACCTTCATGGCGCTCGACCCTGGCAGCCATCATCCGGACGTCTGGGATGATGTCGTTCGCATGCGCACGCTGAACGCCGAGCAGGTGCAGAAGGGCCGCGAGAAGCACGTCTGTCCGCTCCAGTTCGACATCGTGGACAGGCTGATCGAACGCTATTCGGCCAAGGGCGACCTCGTGTTCGATCCCTTTTGCGGGCTGGGCACCGTACCGATGCGCGCGATCCTGTCCGGTCGGCGCGGCGCAGGCAGCGAACTGAATCCCGACTATTTCGCCCACAGCGTGTCCTATCTGCGCGAGGCGCAAGAACAGATGGACGTCCCGTCGCTGTTCGACCTGCTCGACATGGAACAGGACGCCGCCAGCCGGGAGAAGGCAGCATGAGCGCGTCAGCGGAAGCCCGCAAGATGCGCGAGATGCGCATCAACCATGTCATGCGCCTGATCGTCCAGGCCGCGGCGAACGATCAGGAATGCCCGACAAATTCCGTCCTGCGCGAAAGGGTCGGCGTCAAATCCAACGCCACCGTCAGCGTGATGATCTCGGAACTGGAAGAGCGCGGGCTGCTGGCCGTCACCCGGATGAGCGATGCCCGCGTGGTGCAGATCGTCGCCACCGGCAAACAGACGGCAACGCCGTTCCTGTGGCGCACGACCGGCGACAGCCTGCGGAACATGTCCAACGGTCAGATCGGCAAGCGCGCGCCAAACCAGGTGAAGGCCGACATCTTCGACGATGTTCTGGCCGACACCGGCGACATCAAGGCGGCTGGCGCTGCCATCGGCGTCAACCGCGCGGCGGCCATGACCCGCTTCGCCCGTATCCGCAGACAACTCGGCTCCCAGGCCGTTTGACCCGACCCTGGAAAGGATAACCCATGCCCGAAACCGATACCCTTGAACGACCCGCCGCAGCCGCCACCGGCGCGCTGCGCATCGACCGCGATACCCTGCTGACAGCCATTACCGCGGTCGGTCAGGTCGTGGAGCGGCGCAACACCATCCCTATCATGTCGAACCTGCTGCTGCGCACCGAAGGCGACCGCCTGACGATCCTTGCCAGCGATCTGGACCTGTGGTCGCAGCGGACCATCCCCTGCGATGCCAAGGCGCATTTGGCGACAACGGTAGGCTCCGACCAGTTGAAGGATGCCATCCGCTCGCTCCGGCCGGGCGCCGTGGACCTCAGCTATACCGCTGGCGCACTGACCATCAAACAGGGCCGGTCCACGCGAAAGCTGATGACCCTCTCCGCCGACGACTTCCCCCAGGCGCGCAAGATCGAACAGGAAACGACCTTCGCCATCGACGGAACGCGCCTGCTCACGATGCTCGACAGCGCCAAGGTGTCGGTCAGCAATGAAGAAATCCGCTATTATCTGTGCGGCGTGTTCGTCCATCATCGCGACGGGCAGCTAAAGGCGGCCAGCACCAACGGGCACACGCTGTCGGTCGTGTCGATCGACTGTCCGGTCGGCGCGGAAGGTATCCCCGACAGCATCATCGGGACGAAGGCGATCAACCTGATCTGCTCGATGCTGGGCGATCTGGATGAGGGCGCGCAGGTCGAACTGTCGCTCGCGCCCGGCCGGTTCCACATCACGGACGGCAAGGTCAATCTGGGCGGCAAGTTGGTCGACGGCACCTATCCGCAATATGAACGACTGGTCCGCGCCAGCAGCGATCGCGATCTGACTGTTCATTCTGGCGAGTTCGACCGGTCGATCCGCGCGGCGGGCGTGGCATCGGACGGCAAGACGCGGGGCATCCGCATCGATCTTGCCCCCAACCAGTGCGAAGCGTCCGCCCGCGCGCAAGACGGCGCATGGTCGTCCGAGCCGATCGAGGGCGAATACCGGGGCGCGGACCTGCGCATCGGCGTCAACCTCGCCTATGCCCAGAACATCGCCAAGATGTTCGGCTCCGCGGTCAATCTGACGCTGGGCTTCCAGGGCGAAAAAGACCCTATCCTTATCACCAGCGACGATCGCACCGTCCACGACCGGCGCCAGCTTTCCCTGCTGGCCGCCTGACCATCCCACGAAGGAGAATATCTATGTCCGAAGGAAATGTTGCCGCCGACCAGCTCCGTCTCCTGATCGAGCGGATCGAACGGCTGGAGGAAGAGAAGAAGGGCATCAGCGACGACATCGCTGACATCTACCTGGAAGCCAAAGCGACCGGGTACGATGCGAAGATCATCCGCCAGATCGTTCGCCTGCGGAAGATGCCCGCCCACGACCGTCAGGAGATGGAGGCAATCCTCCAGACCTACCTGTCCGCGCTGGGCATGGAATAACGCGCTCCGCGCCCGCCCAGGTGACTGGCGCGGGCGCGGCCTTCTGATTCTGAAGCCCGGAACTACAAACGATCATGAGCAATTCCGTCCGCCTGCCCTGGCCGCCCAAAGAGCTATCAGCCAATAGTCGCGCGCATTGGCGGCGGCGCCACGCCGCCAGCAAATCAATGCGTCGCTGCGCCCATATCCTTGCGCTCGAAGCCAAGCTGCGCGCCCCAGCGGATGGTGACATTCATCTGCGCCTGACTTTGCATCCACCTGTCCGGCGCAATCATGACCACGACAATGGCCTCGCGCGGTGCAAGGCGCTGCTCGACGGCATCGCCGACGCCATGCGCGTCAATGACACAAGGTTTCGTCCAACCGCGCGTTTCGGCGACCCGGTCGACGGCGGATGCGTGATGCTGGAAATCGTCCAGCACGAGGGGGAATGATGAGCAAGCGCCCGGCATTTCAATTTTATCCCGGCGATTGGCGCACCGATCCCGGCTTGCGCCTTTGCCCCATCGCAGCGCGCGGGCTTTGGATCGAGATGATGGCGATCATGCACGAGGGTGAGCCGTACGGACATCTCACCGCGCAGGGACGCCCCATCTCTGACGACATGCTCGCCCGTCTTGTCGGCGAGACGCCAACCGCGACAAAGCGCGCCGTCAAAGAGCTTGAGGCTAATGGCGTGTTCTCACGGACGGCCGATGGCGTCATCTTCAGCCGGCGCATGGTTCGCGATGAAGAGGTGCGCAACAATCGCGCGGCCGGCGGCACGCTGGGCCGAGATCATGGACAAAAGGGCGCTTCGCATGGCGCAAAGGGGGGAAGACCGCGCAAAGAAAAACCCCCCTTCGATGATAATGAAAGGGGGGATAAAAAACCCTCCCCTTCTTCTTCATCTTCATTTCCATCTTCATCTTCAACATCTGATGATGATGTTGATGGAGATTTGAACGGGAAGGCTGGCAGCGTTGAGGATACGGCCCGCCTCATCGGCAACGCTGCGGGCATCAATCACAATCCCGCCAACGACCCGGCCCGCTTCGCCGACAACC